AGCAGATCGAAATCTATCTTCGAGACCTGCACCAGCGCCACAAGGTAATGGAATTCGCTTACGACCCCGCCTATTTCCAACGCTCAGCCGAAGTCCTCTCCGATGACGGGTTGAACATGGTCGAGTTCGGACAGTCCGCAGCCCGCATGATTCCCGCCTGCGGTAACGCTTACGAGATGATTGCCAACAGGAAAGTGGCTCACGATGGGTCGCCGACCTTCACAGATCAGGTGCTATCCGCCGCCCAAAGGATGACCGACACAGGGTGGAGACTCTCGAAAGGCAAATCGAAAAGGAAGATCGACGCATGTATCGCGATGGTCATGGCGCTTGACCGTGCTACTTTTCGACAACCACTGCCCGATTCCCCAAGTGTCCTCGACATCTGGGGCTGACTCTTTGCTAGAGTAGGCAACACCATGTCGGAGATGAACAAATGACAAAACATTTTTTGACAACAGTAATCGAAATCGTAGGCTTTGCGTTAATTGTTACGGGCATTGTTTTGATTAGTGTCCCTATCGGAATTGCTGCTGCTGGCATTGTGCTAGTGGTTATTGGGGTCATGCTGTGAGCCTTTTCCGTGAGCGTCGTGCTCTTTCTTTGGATGTTGATCCAATGCAACTTACGGGTCGCCCAATTTATGCGAATTGGTCGGGAGAACTTGTAACCGAAGCCACCGCGTTCGCACATTCCGCTGTTTTGTCGGCTGTGTCTTTGCTTGCTGACTCGGTTGCGTCTATGCCGTTGGAGATGATTCGCAGCAGCAGAGGCAAAATAGAATTGTTGCCAACTCCATCGGTGCTAGAAAATCCGAACGATCATCAAAATATGTTTGAGTTCGTACACCAATTAATGCTGACTTTGGCGCTACATGGCAATTCATATATTTACGCGCCGATGGGGTCAAATGGCTTACCTGTGGAGATGCGGAACCTACACCCAGTAAGCGTAAAAAGTGTCTCAGAAAATGACGACGGAACATTGATTTATCAGATCGGTAAGCATGGTTACGATTCGACACAGATTCGTAGTGTCCATTGGCTGCTAATGCCAAATCAACTGTTCGGGGTGTCCCCTTTGGAATCAATGAGAAACACCATCGGGATGGGGTTAGCAATGGACAGATTCCTCGCCCAGTTTTATGGTGAGGGCGCAACCCCATCGTCAGTGTTAGAAACCGATCAGACCTTAACGAGTGATCAGGCTGCAAAAATCAAAGATAATTGGGAGTCGGCACATTATAAGCATCGTCGCCCTGCTGTATTGCAAGGCGGGTTGAAGTGGCGTTCAATAACGACTAGCGCAGCAGATATGCAAATGCTGGAACACAAAGAGTCAATTATTCGTGACATTGCCCGCGTCTACCGTATCCCGCTGCATCTGATTATTGGCACGGGTGGGGACACACAAACTTACACGAACCTGGAAGGGACTTCAAGCGCGTTTTTTAAGTACACGCTTTTGGGATGGGTTCGGAGACTAGAAACAGTTTTCTCGCAAATGTTGCCGATTGGGGTAGAAGTGAAGTTTAATCCAGCAGAGTTTTTGCGGGCTGACCTTATGACTCGCGTCAGGGCACAGCAAATCCAAATTTTGTCTGGTGTCTTGAACCCTAACGAAGCCCGTGCGATGGAGAATCGCCCGCCGTATGTTGGGGGCGAGAACTTTAACGACCCAAAGGACAATTCCGCGCCGCCAAATGCCTCGACACCTGGCTAGATGACAGCACCAACAATTACGGCTACACTTCATAAACATGCCGACGGATAACGAAGTTGAAACTATGACAACAGATGAAATTGTTCAACCGACAGAGACCTTGCCAGAGGCTGCGCTTGTGCCTGAAATGAGATGGTGCGCTACAGGTTCGGATGAGCGTCGAGTCGCTTACACGACTTTAGAAATGCGCGAAGGTTCCGACGGAACACACTTTTCTGGTTATGCCGCCGTTTTTGATTCCCCGTCTGAGCCTATGCCGTTTACAGAATATGTAAAACGGGGCGCGTTTTCAAAAACTTTGAACGACGGGGCAGATGTTCGGCTATTGATTGATCATACGGGTGTCCCGTTAGCACGCACAAAATCTGGCACTTTACAACTAGTCGAAGATGATCGCGGGCTAAAAGTTGAAACGGTGCTCGACCCGTCTAACCCTGACGCGGCAAGGATAATGTCTGCGATGAAGCGTGGCGACATTTCGCAAATGAGTTTCGCCTTCCGCACTATCAAAGATTCCTGGAACTCTGACCGCAGTGTGCGTGACCTACGCGAAGTCCAACTGTTCGATGTCAGTGTGGTTACTTTTCCCGCTTATGAGGAAACGATAGCGGAACTGCGAAATCACAAAAAGTGTGATACCGTGACACCAAGTTCGACTTTGCTGCTGCGTAAAAACCAGTTGCGAATAGAACGAATCCGCAGCCGTTAGTAAGCCGCAACGAAAGTTGCACTTCGCCTGACACTTCGACACCCACCAAAATCTTTCGACCATTGGAGTCCTAAAAATGTTTTCTAAATCATTAATCGAAAAGCGTGATGCCGCACTTGCAGAAGCAGATGCCGTAGTCGCGTTAGCAGAGTCCGAATCCCGTGAACTAACCGAAACTGAGGATGCTGAAATCGTTGCAACCCTGGTTGAAGTTCGCTCGCTAGATGAGCAAATCGCAAGCCACCTTGAACTGGAAAAGCGTTCAAAGGAAGCAGCCGAACTTCGCAAAGAAAATAAAATTGCTGAAGTGGTAAATGTTGGCGGTGCCGTAGTTAAGTTCGAGGCACGCACATACACACGGCAATCATCCAACAACTTTTTGGCTGATGCTTTTGCTTCGCAGTTTCATTCTGACAGCGAAGCATCACAGCGCATCGCCCGCCACATGGGTGAGGAGCGCATCGAGCGCCGTGCAGTAGGAACATCGGCTTTTGCGGGGCTTGTAGTCCCACAGTATTTAACTGATCTTGCTGCGCCGTTGGCTCGTGCTGGTCGCCCGTATGCGGACATCATGCGCAAGCATCCTCTTCCAGATTCAGGGATGACTTTAAACATCAGCAAAGTCACGACTGGTACAACCACTGCTGCGCAAACTGAAAACAATGCAGCATCCGAAACCGATATGGACGACACATTGCTAACGCTGAATGTGAAAACGGTTGCGGGTCAGCAGACAGTTTCACGCCAAGCAATTGAGCGCGGAACGGGGATTGACCAGATCGTGATGGAAGATTTAGTTCGTTCGTATCACACGACTCTGGATGCTGCTGCTGTTGCTGAACTAACCGCAAGTGCGGGTATTTCGGTGGCTTACACAGATGCCTCACCTACGGTTGGCGAACTCTATCCGAAACTGGCTAACGCCATTCAACAGATTCAGACCGCTTACTTCGGTAACCCAGATTTCATTCTGATGCACCCACGCCGTTTGGCTTTTATCCTTGCCGCACTTGACAGCACAGGTCGCCCGTTGGCTGTCCCTGCGCCAGTTGCTCAAAACCCTGTCGCCGCTGGCGGTCAGGTTGTTTATGGGAACAGCGGTTATCAGATGCTCGGCTTGCCGATTGTAACTGATGCCAATGTCCTTGCGAACACGGGTTCAGGCACAGACGAAGACACAATTTATGTCGGCGTTTCTTCCGAGGCTCACCTATGGGAACAAGCCAACTCGCCGCTAATGCTGCGCTTTGATCAGACTTCCGCAGCGTCGCTCGGCATCCTGGTCGTCGTGTTTGGTTACAACACTTACACGCACAACCGTTACCCAAATGCGTTCGCAAAAATCACGGGCACTGGTTGTATCACCCCGACTTTTTAAGGACAACTAAAAAACTGGTCGTAGTGGTGCTGATAGTCTTTGGGCTATCGGCATCACTCGTCTATTGGGAAGGTCTGAATGGATAACAGCAAACAGATTGCGGCACTACTTTTGGAACGGGCAGGATATGCCGTTCGCAATTTAGATGAACGCGTTGCGGCTGTCGATAAAAGTCTCAAAGCATTAGGCTACAAAACTGAAAAAAAAGAATCGGCTGCGTTAGAACCCTCTGCGGAACGGGCAATTATGTCTGAGCCTGGCAAACGCAAAAAATAGATCGTGGCAATTCTTAACGGTTACGCGACTTTGGTGCAGGTCAAAGCCGCTTTACGCATCACGGACAGCACCGACGATGCTTTGCTTGAACAGGCTATTGAAAGCGCATCTCGTCGCATCGACGGATATTGTGGCAGATTCTTTTATCAAACTATTGCAACCGTTGTGCAGATACGCGCAACAGAGTTCTCTACTCAACTAGTAAAAGATATTTCGGACACGACGGTTATCGTTAAAAGTCAAAACGATGGCACAGGGACTTTTGCTACGACCTGGTTGCAGGGCACGGATTATATGCTCGAACCGTTAGACGCGAGCATTGTGGGTGTCCCATATACGGCGATTACTGCCATCGGGGGCAAAGTTTTTACGGCATCTGTGCCTAACGCGCCACCAACATTACAGGTCAGTGCGCTGTGGGGGTGGGCTGCTGTGCCAAGTGATGTCCGCGAGGCGTGTGTGCTGTTGTCAATGCGACAGTTCGCCCGCCTGAACGCTGCGCTAGGGGTCGTAGGGTTTGCAGATATGGCGGTCACTGTTAGGGCTGTCGATCCTGATGTTAGAGACCTGCTGAACCCGTACAGGCTGATAGGTCTCGCCTAATGCCTGCTACGGTCTCGCAGGTGGCTACAGGGCTGGCAACAAACCTGGCAACCATCACAGGGCTACGGACTTCTACCCGCCAGCCTGAACAGTTGAATCCACCGTTCGCTTTCCCAACCCTGACCAGCCTGACCTATCACGGGGCGATGGGTGGGGGAAATGTCATTATGGAGTGGACTGTCACCGCTATCGTCGGCAGGTGGGTTGATCGGAACTCGTACACCATCCTCGATGGGTATCTGTCCTATTCTGGGGCGACTTCGCTGCGGGCTGCTATCGAATCCGATTCGACACTTGGTGGCGTAGCACGAACACTTGTGGTAACATCGGCTAGAAATATAAGCGCAGTGTCTAATGCCGAAGCAGAGTTTTTAGAAATTCAGTTACAAGTTACAGTTCACGCATAGGAGCAAAAAGATGACACAGTACAAAGTCGCTAGCGATAAC